TATTAATGATAAAGGATCTTGGAAGTTCTTAGAAGAATATAAAACTTTTCTTAATGAACATACAGCTTGGTATAGACCTAGTAATCCTGAGAAGGTTTTATTATGGCAACAACAGATTGAAGTCAAGGTAAATAGTAGAAAAACATCTAGAGGATTAAAATCTAAAATTCAAGGTGCATCATTTGAGAAAAATGCAACTACTGGAGTAGGTGGACCATGTACATATTTCTTTCATGAAGAAGCGGGTATTGCTAAAAACATGATGCAGACATATGAGTACTTACGTCCTGCAATGTCTTCAGGTATGATGACAACTGGGCAATTTATTGCAGCAGGATCAGTGGGAGACTTAGAACAATGTAATCCTTTGAAGGATATGATACTTAGTCCTGGAGCTAATGATATATATGCGGTAGAAACTAATCTAATGGATAAGGATGGTACCATTGGTATGGCTGGATTATTTATTCCAGAACAATGGTCTATGCCTCCTTTTATAGATTCATTTGGTAACTCATTAGTTGAAGAAGCAGTACAAGCAATTAATATAGAAAGAAGCAGATGGAAAAATGAATTAAGTGGTGAACAATTTCAATTAAGAATTTCTCAGAAACCATTAAATATAGCTGAAGCTTTTGCATATAGAAAAGAATCAATATTTCCTCAAGGAGTATTAAGTAAACAACTAAAGAAAATTGAAGAGAAAGAATACTCTTATGAACTAATAGCTTTAGATAGAGATCAAACAGGTATAGTTGCTAAGAGAACATCTAAACTTCCAATTACTACTTTTCCTGTAAATAAGAAACAACAAGATAAAACCGGATGTATAGTTGTATGGGAAAGACCTATCCCATCTCCCGGCTTTGGTGCATATTATGCATCTATTGATCCAGTGTCAGAAGGAAAGACAACTACATCAGATTCATTATGTAGTATTTTTGTATACAAGAATGCAACAGAAGTTACAAGACAAATGAAAAGTGGTGATACTGAACAATTTATTGAAAGAGATAAAATAGTTGCAGCTTGGTGTGGACGTTTTGATGACATAAACAAAACACATGAAAGATTAGAAATGTTGATTGAATGGTATAATGCATGGACTATAGTAGAGAATAACATCTCATTATTTATTCAGCATATGATTGCCAGAAAAAAACAAAGATATTTAGTTCCTAAACAACAAATATTATTTTTAAAAGATCTTGGGTCAAACAGAACAGTATATCAAGAATATGGGTGGAAGAATACTGGTACATTATTTAAAAGTCATTTAATATCTTATGCAATAGAATTCTTAAGAGAAGTAATTGATGAAGAGTTAGATACTGAAGGTAATGTAATGTCTCAAACTTTAGGTGTAGAAAGAATTCCTGATCCTATGTTAATAAAAGAAATGCTAGCTTATTATCCTGGATTAAACGTAGATAGAATGGTTGCATTTGGTGCATTAGTTGCATTTGCAAAAATACAACAATCAAATAGAGGTTATTCTAAAAGACGGGAATCAGACGGTAATTCCTTGGTAAATTCAGAAAAAATAAGTAAATTAAAGTATAGTCCGTTCAAAAATATAGGACGTGGCAATAGCGGTAACAATTCTAGAGGTGGAAGATCTGGCTTTAAAAATTTTAAATAAATGAGAGTATTAAATGCAATGCAACTTAAGAATGGTGCTAAAGCAGAAAGTGGAGATACATTTTCTAGTTTAACACAACCAGTTCAGTTTATATCTTATAAAGAAAAAACAGATGATTGGGCCGCTTGGAATTTAGATTGGTTAGAGCTACAGGGTATTGAGTTTCTACGTGTAAATTCTAGAAGACTATTAAAAAACTATAAATTAGCCAAAGGTATAATTGATAAAACAGATTATATTGTAGAGCCAGATAATGATTATAAGGACATGATGGATGTTCTTACAAAAGAAAATGATTCAGCATTAGAATTAAAATTTTATCCAATTGTACCTAATGTAATTAATGTACTTACAGGTGAATTTGCAAAAAGGTATTCTAAAGTTCAATTTAGAGCAGTAGATGATGCATCATACAATGAGATGCTAGAACAGAAGAGAATGCAAATTGAAGAATCATTACTAGCTACAGCTGAATCACAGATGATATCTAAAATGCTTGAGCAGGGTATGGATCCATCATCTGAAGAAGCACAAGCTGCATTAGCACCAGAAAATATAAAATCATTACCAGAAATAGAAGACTTCTTTAGTAAATCATATAGAAGTATGGTAGAAGAGTGGGCATCCCACCAACTTGCAGTAGATGATGAAAGATTCAAAATGCAAGAACTTGAAGAAAGAGGATTTAGAGATATGCTTATTGCAGATAGAGAGTTTTGGCATTTTAGAATGTTAGAAGATGACTATGATGTTGAGCTATGGAATCCTGTATTAACTTTCTATCAAAAATCACCAGATCAAAGATATATAGCTGATTCAAATTACGCAGGTAAAGTAGATTTAATGACTGTATCAGATGTTGTAGATAGATATGGTTATCTAATGGATAATAAACAATTAGAATCTTTACAAAGAATTTACCCAGCTAGATCAGCTCAATATCAAGTAAATGGATATCAAAATGACGGTGCATATTATGATGCAAGTAGATCACATGAATGGAATACAAATTCCCCTGGTTTAGCATATAGGCAATTTGTAAGTAATTATCACAATGATCCGTCAACAGGTGGTGACATACTTGGTGAAATATTAAATGAGAATGAAGATGTTTCAATGTGGGGTGAAGGTAACTTAATGAGAGTTGCAACTATATATTGGAAAACACAAAGAAAAGTTGGTCACTTAACCAAGATAGAATTTGATGGGGAAATTACCCAAGAGATAGTAGATGAAACATTTAAAGTAACAATAAAAGGTGTATATGATACATCAATATTCAAAAATAAATCAAAAGATACTTTACTAGAAGGTGAGCATATTGATTGGATATGGATTAATGAAGTTTGGGGTGGTGTAAAAATTGGACCAAATCTTCCTGCTATGTGGAGATCAACTATGGGTGATAATGTAAACCCAATTTATGTAGGTATTAATAGAACTAAACCTGGTAGATTACCTTTTCAGTTTAAAGGTAACAATACACTTTATGGATGTAAACTTCCTGTAGAAGGAAGAGTGTTTTCAGATAGAAATACTAGATCTACTTCTTTAGTAGATTTAATGAAGGCATATCAAGTTGGATACAATATGGTAAATAACCAGATTGCAGATATCTTAATAGATGAATTAGGAACAATAATAATGTTTGATCAAAATGCTTTACCACGTCACTCTATGGGTGAGGACTGGGGTAAAAACAATTATGCTAAAGCATTTGTAGCAATGAAAGATTTTCAGATGTTACCTTTAGATACATCTATAACTAATACAGAAAATGCTACTAACTTTAATCACTATCAAACTCTAAACATGGAGCAGACTGGTAGATTAATGTCAAGAATACAATTAGCAAATTATTTTAAACAACAATGTTTTGATGCTATAGGTATTAATCCACAACGTCTAGGAGGAGCTGTATCAGCTCAAACTGCTACAGGGGTAGTTCAGGCTATGCAACAATCATACGCTCAAACAGAGATGTATTTTGTACAGCATTCAGATCATTTAATGCCAAGAGTGCATCAGATGAGAACTGACTTAGCTCAATACTACTATAGTACTAACCCAAGTGTTAGGTTATCATACATATCTACTGAAGCGGAAAAGATCAATTTCCAAATTAATGGGACTGAATTACTACTTAGAGATTTTAACGTATTTGCAACTACAAAAACTAATCATAGAGCAATCCTTGAAAACTTAAAGCAAATGGCTTTAACAAATAATACAACAGGAGCAAGTATCTATGAGTTAGGTAATATTGTTAAGGCTGATTCAATTGCTGAAGTATCAGATATACTTAAAGACTCTGAAACAAGAGTTCAAGCACAAAGGCAACAGGAAATGCAACAACAACAACAAATGCAACAAGAAGCTTTACAAGCTAAACAGCAAGAAGAGCAAATGAAGTTGCAATCTGAAAAGCAAGAAAATGATAAAGATAGACAGAATGATATCACTTTAGCTGAAATAAGATCAGCTGGATTTGGAGCTCAATCTGACATAAATCAAAATCAAATATCTGATTATCAAGATGCTATGAAAGGCATTAGAGAAACTACTCAATACAGAGAGCAGATGAATATGAAGCGTGAGGAAAATGCTAATAAAACCATGATAGAATCATCAAGGCTTCAGGTTGATAGAGAGAAGATTAATGCATCAAGACAAATAGCAGATACTAAACTTCAAATTGCAAAAGAAAACAAAAATAAGTACGATGTAGCTAAACCTAAAGATAAAAAATAGACGTTAGCTATATACTGCAAATTATTTTTAATTTTATTAAAATATTATAAGTTTAATGTGATAAACATTTCTTATATTATATATGTAAGAAGTATGAATATTTAAACCAACAATAATTATGAATTCAACACAAGAACAAACTGTGAACAGTAAAGTAGAGCAAAAAGATGTTAATCTAGATGAAATATTCAATGCTGCCCCTAGTGGAGCTGATATGATTCAACAAGATGACAAGCCTCAAAAAAATATATTCTCAGGTCTACGTGATAAAGTAGATATGACATTTGCTGATCCAGATAATGATGGAGTAGATGATATAACTGCTAAAGTTGAAGAAAAAGAAGAAGTAAAAGAAGAAGGTGATTTATTAGAAAAAGAAGAAGCAAAAGCTGAAACAGAAACTAATGAAGATGCTAAAGATATATTGGATTCTTTTTCAGAAGATGAAAGTGAAGATGAAAGTGAATTAAAGCCAAAAAGAGGTAGAAAAGAAATCAATGGTATTTCAGATGTATTTGCTAAACTTATTAAAGATGACAAAATTGTTGCTTTTGATGACGATAAAGATTTAGCTGAATACAGTGCCAAGGATTGGGAAGAACTTATTGAAGCTAACCTAGAAGAAAAAGCAAATGAAGTAAGACGTGAAACACCAAAACAATTTTTTCAGAGTTTACCACAAGAATTACAAATTGCTGCAAAGTATGTAGCTGATGGAGGAAAAGATCTTAAAGGTTTATTTTCTACATTGTCTGAAGTTGAAACAACTAAGACATTAGACGTAAAGAAAGGTAGTGATCAAGAAAAAATAATTACAGAATATTTGAGTGCTACTGGTTATGGTACTATGGAAGATATTCAAGAAGAAATTGAGATATGGAAAGATTTAGGTAAATTAGAATCACAAGCTAATAAGTTTAAGCCTAAGTTAGATAAGATGCAGGAAAAAGTTATTTCTCAAAAATTGCAACAGCAAGAATTGAGAAAGAAACAACAAGAAAATGCATCACAAGCATATATGAAAAATGTATATGAAACATTAAAAGACGGTAAGCTGGGTGAAATCAAAGTAGATAGAAAAACTCAAGCTATGTTATATAATGGTTTAGTACAACCTAACTATCCTTCTGTAAATGGTAAGAACACTAATTTATTAGGGCACTTATTAGAGAAGTATCAATTTGTTGAACCTAACTATGGATTGATTTCTGAAGCATTATGGTTATTACAAGATCCAGAAGCTTATAAAGCTAAGATCATGAGTAAAGGTGCACAGGCTACTATAGAAAAGACAGTAAGGAAATTAAAAACTGAACAGTCAAGTGCAGGTGGTGCATCATTAGGAGTACACCAAGCAGAAGAAGATAATAAACGTAAGTCATCTAGTAAAAGAAAAATACAAAGACCGGCTAACATTTTTAAAAGAATTTAATTAGACAATTAAATATAAACAAGTAAAAACAATTATTAACAAACAAAAACAATTAGAATTATGGCAACTCCAGTATTAAATAATGGGATTTTCCTAAGAGATACAAGCTACAAGGCAAGTTCTCATGTTGATTCTTATCACCTTACCCAAATGCTCGGTAACCCGGAGCCTATGGATATGGGACCAATTGATTTATGGGCAATGACCCAAAAGGTAGAAATGCCTTTATATCAAATGGCTTCATTCGGTGGAAAGAATACTATCATGGTGGATAACGCTCGTGGTGAGTACAAATGGCAAACTCCTATTGCACAAGATCTTCCTTACATTGTAGCGGATATCGAGGCAGCAAACACATCAAAAGGTATTGATGGTACACTTTTTAGAGTGAAGATCAATAAAAGAACTTTTGGACATGGTGACATTATTACTTATGATAAGTATAATGGACTTGAACTTTACATCACAGCTGATGATATTATCCCAGCAGGTGACGGTTTTGTTTATACTGTTCAATTAGTTAACAATAACAATGCAGCTATCTTGGATAACAAGTATTTAGCTAAAGGTACAAAGTTCTTCAGAAAAGGTTCTGCAAGAGGTGAGTACGGAGAACGTTTCTCAGACATTGAAACTGGATCTGGTTTCCGTGAATTTTACAATTTTGTAGGAGGAGCAGAAGCACACGTTCATTATTCAATTTCTTCAAGAGCAGATTTAATGATCAAAGGTGGATTAAACGCTGATGGTACTGTACCTGTAACTGAAATCTGGAGAAACTTTAACACTGATCCAAACAACCCATCTGTACCTAGTATAGAAGGACTTGTAGCAAATATGGGTAAAGCAGGCGCTAGAGAAGCATTTGAAAATGGAACTCTAACAAGAACTTTCATTACAAATATGGAAGCAGCTCACTTATCTAAAATTGCAACGGATATTGAAACTTACCTAATGTGGGGTAAAGGTGGTAGAATTAAACAAGATGGACCGGATGATATTAGATTATCTGTAGGTTTATGGTCACAGTTAGATAACTCTTTCAAAAGAGTATATAACAAGTCATCATTTACTCTTGACATGTTTAAGTCTGAACTTTATAACTTCTATCAAGGTAAAGTTGAATTCAAAGGGCCAGACCCACAAAGATCACTTGTTGTACAAACAGGTATTGGAGGAATGCAGTTAATCAACAAAGCAATTGCTGATGAAGTGTATGGTTCAGGTTTAGTTCAAAATGCATCTGATATCGGAGCTGTTAAAGGTTCAGGTATGGATTTAGATTATGGTTTTGCTTACACAAGCTTTACTATTCCTTTCTTAGCTAACGTTAAGTTTGTATTGAATCCAGCATTTGATAACTTAAATACAAATGACATTGAAAATCCATTAATTGATGGTCGTCCATTAAGTTCATTTAGTTTCATCATATTTGATGTAACAGATGAAGGAAATGACAACATCCATTTATTGAAATTATCTTGGGATAACCAATTAAAGTGGTTCTATCAAAATGGTACAATGGATTACATGGGAAGAACTCAAGGGTTTGCTTCTACAGGTCAATTCAATGGGTATAGAGTTTATATGACTCAGACTATGCCAGCTATTTGGGTTAAAGATCCAACTAAAGTTCTAAAAATTGTAATGAGAAATCCAGTAACAGGAGGATCATTCTAGAACAATAAATAAAGGGGAGGGTTAAACTCCTCCCTTTTTTTTTAATTTTATAAAATAGAAATTATGGCACTAGATATAAAGCTAGCTAATAAGACAACTGAATTTACAAATGCCAGTGTCTCTAAAATAATT